AATGGTATCTTGACGCCCGATGAGGCTCGGGCCATTCTCAACATGCGGCCAATGCCGAAGTCAGAGGGTAAGAATGCCGAAGAAGAAGGCGCAGCCGGAGCCGGAAGCGGAGCCGGAGCCGGAAGCGACACCGGAACCGACGCTGCATGAGCTCCTGTCCGTCCCGGAAGTCAATCCCCCATTAGTCAGCCGCCGGACTCGGCGTGAGCAGGAGAAGACGAATGCCGAGTGAGACAGTCCGTTCCATCGGGTTCCAGTCTGATTTCACGATCATCCAGGCGCTCGCTCCGCAGGTCATCGCGGACGCGACCCCGGTCCTGTCGAGCGCCATCGACACGACGGCTTACCCGCGCAAGCGCTGGCTCGCGATCTTCACGAACAAGGAAGCCACCGCCACGACGCACACCATGACCCTGAGCGTCTCGGAGTCGGCCACGAGCGGCGGTGAGTACACCGCGGTCACCACGTCGGGCACGCTCACGGCGCTCTCGGCGGATGGCGCTCAAGTGTGCAGCTTCCGGCGCAACCCCGCGAAGCCGTTCATCAAGGTGACGCTCACCGGCAGCCATGCCGACGTGGACGCCATCTGCTCCGTCGTGGTCCTCGGGATCCCGGACCAGGTCTGACGATGGACCGCTTGGAGTTCGCCGCGACGTACGAAGTGGAGGGCGACACCCTGTCCGGGATCGTCCACGTCTTCGGCACGAAGGCGACGAAGGGCGGGATCACCCACCAGTTCGACCCGAAGGCGTTCGAGGACTCCATGGCCGGGGCCATCGCCTTCTATGGGCACGATCAGAACAAGCCGCTCGCCCGCCCGGAGCTCAGCATCGACGGCGGACAGCTGCGCTACCGCATGACGCTCGGCCACCAGTCTTACGCGGACGATCTCCGCGAGAACATCAGCGCCGGACTCATGGACAAGATGAGCTTCGGCGTCATCCCGGAGCAGTGGCAGGATCGCCGGACGGCGGAAGGTCCGGTGCGCTACCACACGAAGTCCCGGCTGTTCGATATCAGTCCGGTCAGCATCCCCGCTTTCGAGGGCACGAACGCCCTGCTTCATTCACGCGGCATCGAGTCGCGTGCCAGTCAACTCGTCAGGGCACGCGCCCGCGTCCAGGAGGGTATTCGATGAGCCGTACCGTAGAGAACATCCAGAAGGAGCAGGATGCCATCCTCGCGTCCGCCGATGAGCGGCCAGAGGACGAGCGCAGCCTGAACAGCGAAGAGGTGGAGCGCTACGAAGCGCTCGAGCAGGAGCGACAGGCCGTCGTCAAGAGCGAGCACGTCCGCAGCCTGCACGCTGCGGCACGCACGTTCTCGGGCGCTCCTGCCGTGATCGGCGCACAGGCCCGCGGTGACCGCGCAGCCGAAGTCGCGTTCGACAACTACCTCCGCACCGGCATCCCCAACAGCGATCTTACGTTCGCGCAGACCGAAGGCACGCCCGCCGCGGGTGGCTACGCGGTCCCGGACACGTTCCTGAACCGTCTCACGGAGCGCCGCGTCGCCTTCGGTGGCCTCATGAACGAAGCCGAGAACATCACCACCGCAGACGGTCGCCCCATCGCATGGCCGTCCGTCGTGCCCCCGGTCTACACCGAAGCCGACATCGCCGCCGAAGGCGCAGCCTCGGCTGCGGGCGCGGATCTCGTCTTCGGGGAGGTCACGCTGGGCGCGTACAAGTACACCTCCACCGGCACCGGCAACGTCCCCGTGAAGGTCAGCGTGGAGCTCGCGCAGGATGCTCTCTTCGATGTCGGGGCTCTCGTGACCCGCTTCCTCGGGGAGCGCATCGCGCGCAAGCAGGCCTATGACCTGTGCAACGGCTCCGGATACCGGGCCGGTGCCAAGTGGATCATGAACGACACGACCGCGAAGGGCATCGAGCAGCTGCTTGATGGCGCGAGCGGCACCAGCGGACGTCCGCTGCTCGTCAACGCGATCCAGGGCATCGAAGGCCCGTCCAATAACTACCAGCTGCTCGGCTACCCGGTCGTGATCGACCAGGCCATGCCGACGTGGGCAGCGGATGACGTGATCGGCGCCGCCTTCGGCAACTGGAAAGAGGCGTACATCGTGCGCCACGTCAAGGAAGTCCAGGTCCTCGTCAACCCGTACGCCGCGGTCGGTTACGTGGTCTACGACGCATGGGCACGCATGGACGGCAAGGTCCAGAACGCATACGCGTACGTGACCGGCGAAGGCGTCTAGGCAATCCCCGGATGACGCGGGTCGGGTATCCCCCTTCCCGACCCGCGTCGTTCACCTTAGGGAGACGATGGTGCCCAACATGACCGATACGATCCGGATGGTCTTCACCTATCTGATCGCTCTGGTGATCGTGGTGGGCGGTGGGGTCTTCCTGTTCGAGACGCGGGCCGACCAGGCCGCGCAGAGTACGCAGCTTGTCGTGTCCGGGTTCATCGGCGCGGCTATCGCGTTCGTCTTCGGACAGGAGACTAGCACGCGCTCCGCCCGTCAGTCCGTCACGTCCTCCGAGTCGGGGGCCGTGCTCCACGCCAACGGCATCGCCAACGTGGCGAACGCTGCCACGATCGCAGCCTCGCTTCCTCCAAAGTAATGGCCTGGAAGCCGGATTACTGCTCATCCTCCGAAGCCCGCGACTATCTGCGGATCACCGACGCAGCCGACACGGAAGCCGACACCGAGATCGCTCTTGCGATCACGGCGGCGTCGCGGGCCATCGATGCCAGCACCGGGCGGCAGTTCGGGTCCACCACCGCAGAGGCCCGCGTCTATACCCCGTTCCGATCGGGGGCCGTGACCCTCATCTCCATCGATGACGTCCAGACCACGACCAGCCTGGTCGTGAAGACCGGCGAGCCCGGCGCCTACTCCACGACCATCGTCGCTGCGGATTACGTCCTGCTCCCGGTGAACGCCGCGGACAATGGGCGACCGTGGACGGCTATCGAGTCGTCCACGTTCACCGCCGGAGAACGGCACAGCGTGGAGGTCACCGCGATCTACGGATGGACCAGCGTGCCTACGCCCATCAAGCTCGCCACGCTCCTCCAGATGAGCCGCTTCTACAAGCGGCGTGATGCCCCGTTCGGGGTCATCTCGTCTCCCGACCAGGCGTCACAGGTCCGACTTCTGGCGAAGCTTGACCCGGATGTGGCCGCGGCCATCGCTCCTTATCGGCGGTACTGGTAGTGGCCGCGCTGGATCTCGCAGGAACGATGGACGCCCTCGCTGCGAAGGCCGTGGCCGGCGGGGTATCCAAGAAGGTCTATGCATGGCCTGAGGACGGCGTCACGCCGCCCTGCGTCGTCGTCGGCTACCCGGAGCCCATCGACTTCGACGTGACCATGGGACGCGGTTCCGACCGTGCTGTCTTCCCGATCTACTTCCTGTGCGGGAAGGTCATGGGCAAGGCTAGCCGCGCGGTGGCCTCGGCGGCGGTCACCGGGGCCGCGGGGACGAAGAACGCCCTTGATGGTCCCCTGACCGTAGGGGCGAATACGGCGTCGGTGCGGGTCACGAACGCCCGCATCGGCCCCGCTATCGTGGGAGCGGTGGAGTATCTTGCCGTCATCTTCGATACCGAGGTGATCACGTAATGGCCTTCAAGCATGGCAAGTCAGCATCGGTCCTCCTGGACGGGGCGGACATCTCCGCATACTTCCATGCCGCCGAAGTGAGCGTCGAGGTGGACACCGGGGAGACCACGACGTTCGGGAGCTCGTGGAAGTCGTACATCGCGGGCAATGCTGGCGGTACGTTCGACTTCTCCGGCTACTTCGACCCGACGTGGAACGATACCTGGGACAACATCGGGGACGCTCCCGGAGCGGTCCTGACGTTCGGCCCGTCCGGGTCCGCTCTTGGGGACAAGGTCCGTCTGGTCAAGGTCCTGACGTCCGCGTATGGCGAGACGGCGGAGATCGGTGGCGTCGTGGAATTCGCGTGGGGCGTCATGGCGGACGGGACCGTGGGCTTCGGGGAAGTCATCGCCGCTCGAGCGGCCATCACCGCGGACGC